GATCAAATAATTCAACATACTAGACACCAGGCAATAACATGGGTAACTCATACAGCACATCTCAACAGGAATACTATATAACAGGCAGCAGTAATCAACTCACACCAACAACAACCACTAGAGCACATTCTTCCGGAACACTTAAGGCCGTTGCAGAATTACCCATTGGAATGAACCCTTCGAAAGTTGAGATTGATTCAATTTCCTATACAGACTTCCTAATAGATGATATTTTTGATGAAGAACATGATGGGCTCGTTGATTGGATTGGCCGCATGGTACAAAAGAATTCCCGCATTAAAGGTGTTGTACATATTACCGACAAAGTTATTTCATATGTATCTAAGGCTGCTCAATTTGCTAAGAGTTTCATTGGAGCGAACAAACTTGCACCCGATCTTGAAGTATCCGATTGTATTGACTCACTCGAAGCTTTTGCTAAAGCCTTCTCAATGTTTGTACAAACTCACGCGCCGAGGGATACATCTGATGCAAAATATCATGGACACGACTATGGAGATCCAATTGATTCATATTTTGACGACATCAACGAGACATATACGAAATGGGCTTCAGATTCACGAGGAAAACTTATTACTGGGGCAACAATTGATGTTAGCGCTGGAGCATTAATTCCACTTTTGATAGCTGCTTCACAAATTATCGCATTATCATCTAAAATTGGACTTAAAGGACAAGCTGACATTTTTGGTTCAACAATCGAATGTAACTCATACCATGTACTACCAGGGCAGACGCAACTTGCTAGAATCGGCAAGATATTAAAGGCTAATGAATCTTTACAACCACGGGTGATTGATACGATTAAAGCTCATGGGCATAATCTTGGACTGATGACTAATGTTAAAGGTCACGATCATCATTCATACTTTTCAGCACCAACTTTGGTTTCCGATATAGTTGAAAATGGACCTCTTAAAGGCATACACCCAATGAAGATTATTCGTCATCGTGCTAATATTGTTATGCAAAATCGACATAATTATTCTTGTGACTTATTGACTCTACCATTAGATAATTGGAATATTAATACAGCACCTTGGATGCTTAGACATTTTGAAACTGAAGCTATGACTATATTTGATGTTAGACCGGTACCATCAAAATTGATTCAATACACAACCGCATCAATATTCCCAACTGCTACAAAAGCTACTATACCTGGAGTTGCTGGAGCTGGCGCTACTTTAATCACAGTCTATCCAACAATATACTCTCTCCCCCCATTCTTTTCTAAATTTAATGGCAATATTATTCATCGTTATTCGTACATAATTTCATATGTTCGCGAAGAGACATATGTATTTAATATTAATGATGTCTACGCCGGTGTAGTCGTATCACGTTCTGATATTGACTCACTTTTCATTACTGGTAAATGTGTCGTGTTTTCAGCTCCTCGTACGAGTCAGAATTTAACTATACATACGATTCGAGTTTCCGGTGTAGTTAGTTTTCATGACTTTAAACCAATTGTGCCTTCGACAACTAATGTTAGTGAAATTCTATTCGAAAAGCAGCACGGTTTTGTTCCTGCATTTATTGTTAAAGATTCGTCATTGACACCGACTTCAGACGCTTCAGCAGCAATTTCCATTGTTGGCTCCCATACGTACTTCCATTTATCTTCCGGTTCTTTACCAATTAATGACTATACCGTTAACCCTTCGGACGGTTCATCAACGAAAGTTAAAAATTTCCTGGATGCCATAGCTTTGTTACCTTTCTCTGAAATGGCTCTTCCTTTCTCAATTGATACCTTATGGCGCGAATATAGTTCAGGTGTCGTCGCTTATTTAGATATGACAATATTTAATGATGAATTTTTCCACAATTCACACCCAATAATATGTTTATCTGTGATAGATTATCTTAAAACCAATACATCAGGTTTTTATTACTATAATGATCTGCTTCAACCAGCTTGGTATATTCCTTCGAATGTTCGACGTGTACTTCGGTATATGTACGCCGGAATTCGATTATGGTTAATTAATGATAAAAGACAAAATCCTTTATTGGGTCTAACTTTTAAGGGAGATAATGCTCGTACGCTTAAATATTTCGTTGGATTATTGGTTAGTTGTGCTCATGGCCTTTCGATGGAGTATCCGACTATGGATAGTGAATATGATGGCAGAAAACAATGGACTCAAATAGCTAGCTTAGCTGTTGGTTAATATGACCTGTTCAGGGTGTGACGTGTGAACCCATATTCGTGGCCTGTATGCTCTGGATTACGCAGTCA